AAATACCTGTAAATATTGAAACTGTTGAAGCCGAGATTCAGATGGAATTAGAAGAATTACCCGCTCCCGATATGATGGTTAAAGCAGAAGAAGTTGTTCCTCCTATGGAATCTGAACCTGAAATAGTTGAAATTGAAGAAGAAGCCCCACCAATGGAGGAGATGAAAGAAGAACCTGAAATGATTGAACCCGAACCTGAAGAAGAATCTACCGAAGAACCTCAAGAAGAATCACAGGAACCAGAACAAGAAGAACCGCAAACACCACAAAAAGAAGAAGATCCAGAAGAAACGGTAGAAGAAGAGAAATCATCAGAGCCTAAGGTATCAAAGAAAGAAAAAGCTGCTAGTCAAATTGTTAAAAAGATTGATGACAAGGCACGATATGATGATTCGGCTCAAATGAAAACTTTAATTGTCATGCAGATACTTGGTAATACTAAAACGTTCTTTGATGCACAATCCACAATAGTCGATACGAACGTTAATGAATATTTAAACAAGACAATTGAAGATCAGTATGGTATGTTGTTTGATATGGCACAGGAAAATACTATCCAGGAGATGATTAATGCCCAGTATTGAGTATGCGGGACTAAAGGTATCTGGAGGCAAAGTCTTCGCTATCCTCACCTTATTAGGTGCGCTAGGATCAGGTGCATGGGCCACTTTTACTTTTTATCAAGATTATCTTAATATGAAGGATAAGATTTTGACCTATACTGAGCCAGATCTTTCTGGTTTTGATAAGAAGATCGCACTTGTGGAAAGTGAAACAAACGCACAAATGGAAATTGTTTTACAAAAGGTTGATGGTTTGAAGAGTGAGCTTGATATAGTTTTAGAAGAAATAAGCCTAATAAGTCAGGTTAGTCGTGAACTTAAAGACGACCTTAAAACGGATCTTCGCAATATGGAGCAGGACGTCCGTCACGTTACCGAGATTGTGAATGACGTGGAAGATAGACAAAAAGAAGACACTAGAGAGATATTTGATGAGCTCAAATTGATAGAAGAAAACCTTGAATTAAGTGTTGACAAAGCTTTAAATAATCCTTTAAGTGGTATGAGCGCAACATCAAAATGAAACTAGATATCAAAACAATACTGCCTTATGTAGTCTTAGTAGCCACCATAGGTATGACCTGGGGTATGTGGTCAGAACGCCTTAATGCAGTAGAAAAGAAAGCAGATAGTGTTGCAAAAATGCAACAAGACATTGCTGTCATTAAAGAAAAGATTCTTCAAATGGATGATAGAGTTATGTGGATTGAAGAGTTTTTAATTAAAACAATCGACTACTAATGGCTATATCTAGAGCTCAAATATCAAAACAAATTTCAAAACCAGGAAAAAAGAAAAAAATAAAAAAGGTAATTAAAGCCTTGAAAAAAGCTTCCAAAGCTCATGCGGGGCAAGCAAAAACTTTGAAAGGAATTATTAGTGGCGGACCCAAAAGTAGGAACAGGAAAAAAACCTAAAGGTTCTGGTAGAAGGTTATATACCGATGAGAATCCAAAAGACACTGTCAGCATTAAATTTGCAACTAAGTCTGACGCTAAGAACACGGTTGCGAAAGTTAAAAAGATTAAAAAACCGTTTGCGAGGAAAATTCAAATCCTTACTGTGGGGGAACAAAGGGCAAAAGTAATGGGTAAAAATGAAATTGCCAGTATATTTAAAAAAGGTAAAGAGAGTATTAGGAAGTCACGAAAGACCTAGTGTATCGTAGGCATTTCAAAATCAAACTCTACAATAACCGTTAAATCTTCGGCTTCTGTTTTTGGATCATTCATGATATAAAAATATACGAAAGGAAAAATAATGGAAGAATTTAATGTAGTCTATAAACTACAACGATACTTAAAACAAGCTATTGAGGACTGTAAAGATACTGTCATGTCAGGTGTTGACAGTCATGAAAAATATCAATATCTTGTGGGAAAAGTTCAAGCATTTGAACAAACGTTACAGGAAATCTCTAACCTGCTAGATAATAAGGAGCGAAACGATGACTGATGTAAAACTTGCACTGCAAGAAAAGTATAAAGAAGAAGCTAAAAAAGAAGCTGAGGAAGATAAGAAAAAAGTTAGAGCGGAAAACCTCTCTGAAGAATTATTAGCAAAACTTCCCAATCCATCTGGTTGGAGAATATTAGTATTACCTTTTGAACCTAGAGATAAAACAAAAGGTGGTATTATCATTGCTCAAGAATCATTAGACAAATTACGCATAGCCACGAACTGCGGTTATGTTATCAAGGTTGGACCATTGGCCTATAAGGATGAAGAAAAGTTTTATACCGGCCCCTGGTGCAAAAAAGGTGATTGGGTTATTTTTGCCCGATACGCCGGATCACGGCTCCCGATTGAAGGTGGAGAAGTGCGACTACTGAACGATGATGAAGTCTTAGGGACGATTAGTAATCCTGAAGATATTCTACATCATATTTAAACATAGGAGAAAACTATGCCCGAAGAACTAAGAAAAGAAGAACCGATGATTGATGTCGGTGAAACCGATGGAGCAGAAATCGATTTAGAAAAAGATAATTCTGCGCCAGAACCAAAAGAAGAACTACAGGTTGAGGAATCAACCGATTCGGGGGAAGAAACAAAAACTGAAGAAGAAACAAAAGAAGAGGCACCACAGAAAGAAGAATTGGAACAATATAGCGAGGGTGTCAAAAAGAGAATTGCCAAGCTAACACGTAAAATGCGTGAAGCAGAACGTCAGAAAGAAGAAGCGATTACGTATGCGAAATCTATAGCGGATCAACAAAAGAAACTACAAGACAGATATCAAAGTCTGGATACAAACTATGTGTCTGAATTTGAGAACCGAGTGAAATCAAGCCTGGAAGCAGCTAAGGGAAAACTGAAAACAGCGATTGATGCACAAGATGTTGATGCTCAAATAGCCGCACAAACAGAAATAGCAGCTCTGACAATGGATGCCGCTAGACTTAATCAAGTAAAATCTCAAAAACCAGAGGCACCAAAACAGGCAGAACAGCCTGTATCACAGCAACAAGGATACATGAATGCAGGAGAATTAAAACAAGCCGCGCAACAAATGGACCCAAAAGCAGAAGAATGGGCTTCTAAAAACACTTGGTTTGGTACGGATAGTGCGATGACGTATACCGCATTTGATATACATAAAAAACTGACGGAAGAAGAAGGATACGATCCTTCTAGTGAGGAATATTATCAAGAAGTGGATAAAAGAATTAGACTTGAATTCCCTCATAAATTTGGTACAACAGAAAATACTACACAAGAGAAACCTTCTCAAACTGTAGCATCAGCCAAACGTCCAGGTATGGTAGGACGCCGTAAAACTGTGAAACTCACACCATCACAGGTCGCAATAGCTAAACGATTAGGTGTGCCACTTGAAGAATATGCGAAACAATTAGTCGCGAAGGAGGCATAAGCATATGGAAAACGAAACAAAAACAAACAAAACTTCCCGCGCGAGTCAAACTCGAGAGAAAACCTCTCGACCTAAAGTTTGGACTCCTCCATCATCTTTAGATGCACCCCCTGCTCCAACAGGATATAGACACCGTTGGATAAGAGCTGAAAGTATGGGCTCTGATGATACTAAAAATATCATGGGTAAATTAAGATCTGGATGGGAATTGGTTAGAGCCGATGAATATCCGGAAGATGATTTTCCTTCCGTACAAGATGGCAAACATGCTGGGGTAATCGGAGTTGGTGGCCTATTGCTGGCTAGGATACCGGAAGAGCTCGCGCAATCTCGAGAACAATACTTTGATAACAAAGTGACAGATCGAGAACAAGCAGTTGAAAACGACCTCATGAAGGAGCAGCACAATGCGATGCCAATCAATCAAGAGAGGCAGAGCCGTGTAACTTTTGGTGGCTCCAAGAAGAACTAATCTTTTAGTTATTCCGAACCATCAACTAAACTAACAAAGGAGTAAATACAAATGGCAAATAAAGACAGTGCATTTGGTTTAAGACCTGTTGGTAAGGTTGGACAAAACGCAGATAACGGCGGTATGTCTGAATATCAGATTGCTGATAACGAAGCATCTTCGATATTTCAGGGCGACCCTGTAATACCACAAGCCTCTAATACAGGCTTTATCGACGTGGCAGCTGCTGGTGATACACTACTTGGTGTATTTTGGGGTGTAAATTATACTGACCCTACAACTGGAAAACCAACATTCAGAAACCACTACACACAAACAAATATCACTTCCGGTGATATTGACGCTTTCGTATATGACGATCCATACGAGAGATTTGAAGTACAAGGAGACGGTGCTTCAGCAAGAACTGATATATTTAAAGTAGCTGATATCGTGTACGCTGCTGGTTCAACAGTAAATGGAACATCCAATGTTGAATTAGACGTATCTGATTTAGCTGCAACAGACGGCCAATTAAGAGTCGTCGGTATATCTACTGACCCAGATAACAGCGAAATAGGCTCAGATAACATAAACTATATCGTTTCAATTAACGAGCATACGCTCAAGCAGGAATTATAGGAGTAATTAAATATGGCTATATCACGTAATCAACTCGTTAAAGAGTTAGAGCCAGGTTTGAATGCACTATTCGGCTTGGAATATAATCGTTATGAGAACCAGCATGAAGAAATCTTCACTAAAGAAACTTCAGACAGAGCTTTCGAAGAGGAAGTAATGTTAAGTGGCTTTGGCAATGCTGGAGTTAAACCGGAAGGTTCTGCAGTTACATTTGATAACGCGCAAGAAACCTACACATCTAGATATCAACACGAAACTGTTGCATTAGCATTCTCAATCACTGAGGAAGCTATTGAAGATAATCTGTATGACAGACTGTCAAGCAGATACACAAAAGCTTTAGCACGTTCAATGGCTAATACAAAGCAGATCAAAGCTGCTAACGTATTAAACAGAGCTTTTAACTCTTCTTTCACAGGTGGTGATGGTAAGGAGCTTTGTGCTACTGACCACCCAACTATCTTTGGAACAGTAAGCAACGAGTTGGCAACAGCTGCGGACTTAAACGAAACTTCTGTTGAGCAAGCATTAATCGATATTGCTGCTTTCACAGATGAAAGAGGATTAAAGATCTCTGTTAGCAGAGTTGGAACTGCTGACAATGATATCAATGCAGTAAAGAGCATGGGTATGATCCCACAAGGTTATGTAGTGAACAACTACTTAACTGATACTGATGCATTCTTTATCATTACAGACGTTCCTAACGGTCTAAAATACTTTGAAAGATCACCAATCAAAACTTCAATGGAAGGTGATTTTGATACCGGTAACGTAAGATACAAAGCAAGAGAGAGATACTCTTTCGGCTTCTCTGACTTCAGAGGTATCTTTGGTTCACCAGGTGCATAATAAGTAGTTTTATAATCATTTTTAAAAGGGGCCTTATGGCCCCTTTTTTTATGGGAAAATCAGTTGACTTTATGGGAAAATAATGTACAAAATAAAAGCGGATAATATAGACAAGGAGTTATATTATGACCGCAATATCACAATCTCTAATCGCTGAGAAAATCAAGCTCGAATCTCAGTGGAATTCTCAATACTTAAATTCTGGAAAAGAGACTCTTGAAATGAAATCTATTGAAGAGAGAATCAAAAGAATTTTAGCTAAGTTGAGATGGAGAAATCAAGATTACGATAGTCATTTATTTTTTAAATAGACTTGCTCTCTTTTTAAAAGAGGTTTATATTTAACCTTCTAGGAAAATAATATTGTGTAGACTGACCTAGCAGACGTACGTAGAGACTGCACAAATTTTACTACGGAGGTAAAAATGGCAACAACCACATTTCAAGGTCCGGTAATATCAAAGAATGGTTTCTTTAATACAGGACCCGGTAATGTAGTAACAGTGAATTCAAGCGATAGCTTGACAACAGCTAGCCACGCAGGAAGAATTGTTTACAACTCTACTGCGGGTGCTGTGACTTACACATTACCAGCAACAAACGCAAACTCTGATTCTGCTGTCGCAGGACCAGGAGCAGACTTAAACAATCTAAGCA